AATCTTCGCCTTCTCCGCGTTGTTCATTTTCCACGCGGGATGAACGGTGGCGTTCAGGTTGCTGTTGAGATCGCTGCTCAGGTATTTCGGCATGACGAACATAACGCTCGGCATCCCGACGTCGTCCAGAACGACGGTGTTTGTGCCTCCGCTGAGTGCTTCGACGGAGAGCTTGAAATCATCAAAATTTGCCATTGTGTTTTTCCTCCTTCTTAGTCAAGCGCCCAGAGCGTGAGCGCGCAGTTGTTGATGTTGAACGGAACCGGCACGACGGTGATTTCGTCGCCCTGCGTTTCCTCGGTGTATTGTCTTGCGGGAATATCTATTTCCGCGACATACTTTCTGCCGGTACTGGTTCCCATTACGAGGCATCCGGTGGTGTCGGAGCAGATGTCGATATGCTTCGGGTCGTCCTGCTCATAGCGGGAGAGGTTGAGCGTCAGCTCATCGTCTCCGAATGTGATTTTGTTGCCCGCGACTTCGTAGTCCATGTGGTTGTTTTCCGCTTCGGGCGTCTTGTAGGTGATGTTCATTTCCTTTTGTCCTCCAATCTTTTCAGTTCGTCGTGCGCCTGCTGCGTCCTCGCAGCGATGCATTCGACGTGTTCGCGGTCTTCCTTACTGGTCATGTTTGCGTTGAAGGAACGGGCGACGAAAGCCTCCGCGTTCTTTCTTTCCTCTGACTTGATGATTACGTTCGCCATCGGTTTCTCCTTTCTGCATTTTGTTTTTGGTGGCTGCTTCGCATGTCGGGCATACGAGCCTGCCTTCTGGCACGTACTCGCCGCAGCATACGCATGTGTCCTGTGTCGAGTAAATGCTCATGATTAAATGCCTCCCTTGACGTGGCAAATCACGGAAACGCTCGACGCGGCTCCTGTGAATGCCAGCTTGAAGCCATTCAGGAGCTTGTCGGTGACGACGAAGTCTCCGACTCCGCCTCCCGTTGCGCTGACCAGCTCGATTTCCACGACGTAGTCGTTCGTGGTCTTCTTCTGTGTCAGGCTCACGGTCTTCTGGCTGTTGTTGAACGGGTACTTCTGGCTGTTCGTGAGGGTAGTGCTGATTGCTTCGCCCTTCACGGCGTCCAGAACGCGACTGTTGACCTTTGCCATGCGTGCGGCTTCTGTTGCCAGCTGGTCGGCTGCGAATATGCCTTCTTCCATGTTGTTGAAATTGGCGGCGTTCTGCGGCGTGCCCTGCTGGATCACTTCGCCTTCGACGGGCGTGTGGGTGATGCTGCCGTCAGGATTGGTCGTTTCGTTGTAGCGGTTACTGTACTCGGTGACGTGGTCTTGCCACGTCGTTCTCTTGTACGCCATTGCTTATACCTCCTCTATCGCAAAAGTAAATCTGTAAAGGACGCCGTTCTGTGCGCTGGTCAGTATGACGTTCTCAGATTTCGATGCCCAGAGCTGCCCGCTTGTGTCGTAAAGCTGCACCTCTGAAATGGTCGCCGCGCCCGTGGTGTTGATGGTGAAATAAATCGCCACGCGCCCGTCCGACAAAATCTCCTTTTTGTGGATGATTGCCGGGTAGTAGGTGGTTCCGATTTTGTACTTCGCTGTCGCCACGGTTCGGTCGATGTGTGCCTTGAAACTGTTGATTGCTGTCTGTGTGAGCATTGCGATTCTCCTTTCTTAAAGCCTGCGGCTTGGCATACCGCATAGCCTGCTTTGGAAGGCAAAACCGACAGCGGTCGCAGCTGAAGCGATTTCTGCTGCAGGTGTTCTTCCTTCTGTGTTCCTCTGCGGGACGGTTCCAGCGCTTGCCTTTCCGCTCGGTACTGACGTGAAGGTGTGAGCCTCTGCTTCCGGTGCGAGGTCGATTTCTATGTCTATCGGTCTTCCTTCCACATTTCGGTACGGGTATGTGCCAGCCGCTCTTGCCATGAATGGGTATCTTTCCGGCATGGATCGAATGGCGACGCTGCAGCCCGTTTCGAGAATGACTACCATCGTCAGGTGGGACGGCTTCATCGCCTTCAAAAGCTCGGTGTATTTCTCGTATTCGAGTGCTCCGCCGTCGCCGTCTATGGCGATTTCAAATCGGTATTCGCTGTTGTATTCCGTGACGTGAGCGTCTCTCCCGTACGATTGCTTGATGAACATTTCCAGCCTTGCCGGGTTCATCGGTGAATACTTCCATCGTCTGGCGATTACCCTCTGCCGTCTTTCCTCAAGCGTCAGGCTTTCGTCTGTTCTGATGTGGTATCTCTGCTCCCAGTATTTCAGTCCCCACGTTGCCGTTTCGGGGAATGCCTGAAGCCGGAATTCTTCGACGTATTTCCTCGCGTCCTCCATTTCGACGCCCATCACCTCGATGATCCATCTGGCGGTGTATGCCTTGTCGTAAATAGGGGATATGCTCCGGAGCATTCGCTTTCCGGTTTCTGTGGTTGGTACGTTGATGCTCATCCTTCCACCTCCTTACGACGCCGTGACGGTTCCGGTTGCCGGATACGCGTCTTCGTCGATTGCTATGTTTGCGGTTCCGCCGTTCATCGTCAGACCGCTGTGGTCTATGACTCCGTCCAGTTCGGTGAGAACCGCTGCCACGCGGGTATACCGTACTGTGTCTTCGTCCTTGGCTTCGATGTAATACTTCAGCAGAGCTGCCTTGAATGCTGTCACGACCGCCTCTGCGTCGTATCCTGCCTCCAGCGTGAGCGTGAAGGCATAGTTGATTGTGAGTTCGTCCGGCTTGTCTACGGTCACCGTAGCGCCCACAGGAGCCTTTCTCTCGGCTCTGTCGTTCGGGCTTACGATGTAGTTGTAAACCGCCGCTATGATCGTCGGGCTTGCTGCGGCTCCGTTGCTGTCCAGAAGGATAACCTTGACCGTTCCGGCTCCGTCCCATTCGGGAATAACCAGCGCCGTTCCGACGCCGTCCACTTCCTCCGCCCAGCGCTTGTAGTCCGAGTCGTTGCCGACGAAGGATTCTCCTGCGCTGGCGTTCGCGTCGTCGATGCGTTCCCAGAGGTCGTCGTCGCTTTCCTCCTCGGTGCCTCCGGTTATGGGCAGCGGATTCGTTATGCCGGTGATGCCCGTCATTGGCGTCGCCATTAGCACCACGGTGTCTGCTGCGACATTTCCTCCGGTGCCCGGTTCGGCTGCCTCCACCAGAACGCTTGCGCTTCCTTCTGGGTCGATGTCCGTGTTTTCTACGACCGCGTATTCGATTGCTGCTGTGTTTCCCGTTGCCGGTACTGCGAATACGAAGCCTTCCGGTATGGTCGTTCCCGATATTCCGGTGACAGTGACGTATCCGGAGGCTTTTGTCGCCGCCTTCCGTGTCAGACCGACTTCGTTGGCGTGAATGTCGAGCCACATTCCGTATGCCCACATCGGGTGCATGAGCTTCAGCCCTTCCATCAGCTCAAATTCGAGTAGCTCCGCCTTTTCGTCTGCGGTCGGCTTCGTGAAGTCCCACGGGAAGCCTCCTTGCGTGTCGTCTATGTCGCTGGGCAGCGCGTCCATCATCCTTTTGTGGATTGTCTCGCTGTCCTGTCCCTCCATCCAAGAGGGGGGTATAAATGCTGGTCTTGCCATGCGTTCTCACCTCCTTACGTTTTGTAATAGGCTGCGAGTCGGATTTCCTCCCAGTCCCTGCCCTTGACCGTGAATTCCACCTTCAGTTCTGAAGGGGAGTAGGTGAATTCAAAGTCTCGGACGTATTCGGTTGCTTTGTTGACCATCAGCGCTTCCGTGATGGTTCTCTCGACGGCTGACTTCACGGCTTCAATGTCTGCCTGCGCCAGCGCGTCCGTCATTTCTGTGCCGATGTCGCTGTTGTAGGCGAGGTGCTCCATGCGCTCCGTCAGGACGACCTTCACGCACCATTGCGCGTATGCTTCGCGTCCTTCCGCGACGGCAATCTTGCCAGCGCCGTCCCGCCTGAAATCTCCGAGCTTGTAATCAAAGAAAACGCTCGGCTTGTACTTCTGTTCTTCCGCTGCGGTGGTCGTTACGAGCTCCGGAACATCGAAAACGGGGAACAGTTGATTTGCTTCTGCCATTTCGTGTCCCTCCTTACAGCGCGGTGGCCGGCAGAATGATGTCGACCACGACCGCTTCGTTTTGTACCCACGCGACCAGCACGCGGTCGCCGGATTTCAGCTTTCGCATTTTCTCTGGGATGAGGACGTCATGAACGTGCGGCGCTTCGTTGGCATGCTTGTGCGTTCCGTCGCCTCCTGTGTGCCCTCCGTGGCTTCCGCTGCTGCCGTGGGTGTGTGTGCCGTCGTTCGGCTTTCCTGCTCCTACGGTGTACGTCAGGTGCGCTCCTGTGGCTCCCAGCGTGAGCTGTCGGCAGACGGTGTAGTCCGTCTTCGGTATGGGTATTGGGTATGTGTTTGTCAGCAGGCTCAAGTCTCCCTGAATGGTGCCGAAATCAAGCAGCAGAGGCGAAGCTCCACACGCCTTCATTCGTTCTTGGAGAACCTGACCGAGCTTGTTTATGCCTGGGCTTCCGTTTGCTCCCATGCGCTCTCCTCCTTATTCTTTTTTCAGGTAGGCGACGTT